TTCATTTATATTGTCATTATGAAGTTCTTCATTGACCGCATATACTTGTCTTAACGCCTCTTCCCAAGTATTCCTAGCATGAGGATTTCGTACTTGTTCCATTTTTGGATTAATCTCTACTTTTTCTTTTTTACCACTTTCAGATTCGGTTGCGTCGGGTTCTACCTCTTCTTCTTCTTCCTCGTCGGCTTTGTCCTTGATTTTTTGAACCACCAAGTCAGCAAGTTTTTCTAACTCTTCTTCAGATGGTTCACCTCCAGCTACTACATCTGAATCACCTACTGGGTCTTCATCTTCATCTTCATCTTCATCACCATCAAATGGATTTTCATCTTCTTTTTCATTTTCAGCTTCCATTCGAGCTTTGACCCTTTTACCCAAAGTTTCTTCTTTTTTTTCAATTTCCACTTCTTCTTTACTATCATGCTTCCAATCTTTTTCAATTTCGTTGAAAAACTTCTTCTTATCTTCGTCGGAGAGTTCGGATGGACTTTTCACTCCATATTTTTTCATCTTACCAGCAAAAAACTTCATGTAGTCTTCTCTGTCACCCTCTTCTTCAGCAACCTCTTTAGAGTTCCCCAGTTTTAATTTCTTTTGAACTTCGCGCATGATTTTTGCTTGTTCTTTTTTTTGTTGTTTGTCTTGAGTCAATACGTCTGCTATGACGCTGAGTACATCAGCCATTTAATCTCCTTGAGGTTTCTGTTCTTTTGGTTTATATTCTGCAACCAAAGATATTAATGTTGGTGAAAGGATGTTCCATTTTTGTTGTAACGTGTATGGATTGATACCTTTATTCTGTGCTTTTATCACTAATTTTTGTGCAACAGAGTGAGCAATGTTTAATTTATTAGCAAGCCACTTAATAACTTTGTCAATTTTCTTTTCAACTATCTGGCCTGGAGTCACTTCTTTATACTTCTTAACCGAGTTCGATTCACCCCATTCCAGACATTCTTTCACCTCGTTAATATATTTATAAATAAACGAATTGTCAAGATGATCAATGTCTAAACTTTCCGTAAATTTGAAGTGTTTTTTACCTAAATTTTCCAATTCATGGAAATCGTATTGATTTATTTTTTGTTCATACAATGCTTTTTTTCTTATGTTCAAGAACCTGTCTGTAATTATTAGAGATTCTTTTATATAAAACCTATGATTTTTGTTTGTTATGTGCATTCCATTACACAATTCGTCAAAAAAATCATACGCTACATAAGATGTGTGAATATTCTTAGTAGTATAATCCTCAAACACTATCTGGTCTTCATCATTCAATATTTTTTCTTCTAAAAGTTTATAAGTAAAATCAATATTCTTCCACTTTGAACCTTCTTTTACTACACTTAATCGCATACTCTTACGAATATCATTGAACAGTTTTTTGGTATCTTTATCGTTTAATGTAGATGGAATTCCATTCCGAAAAGTTTCAAAATCTCCTTCAACTGCAGATTGTCTCATCTGTGATGCTGACATTCCTGAAACTCCTTCAGCATCAGGGTCCCGTTCTCCAGCACTGACTGTTTTAATTGAATCAAAATTATAGAATCCGTGAGCTTTATCTTCTCCATTATACCTATCTAATATAGATTGAAAATCTTTAACTCTATCACTCCCTACCACCATAACTAAATTTGTATATCCTTTATCGTGTAGTTCTGATGCTATTTCAAGAACAGTCTTTCCTTTACTTATGGCGATGTTCTCTTTGTGTTTTGGGAACATCTTTTTCATATATTTAACTTTAGTGATTTGATCCAAAGGATTCTTTTTAGGATCCTGAGAGTGGCTTGGATAAATAAAGTATTCTCCACCCACCCTTCTGGCAACATTCGCTACAGCAACAACAAGCTTTTCATGGCCGATTGTTGGGGGGTTAAATCTACCAAAGGTGAAGATAGCAGTATCTCCCTCCTTTTCCGTCATAAAACTTTTATATGTTTTCATTATTTTGACCAGTTTTTCGCTGCAGTAAAATTTTGATGTGCAAATTCAAGCCGATCTACCAACTTGACTGCTTTCCCTACTCGATCTATAGCTACAAAACCTTCAACCTTTGTAACTTTGTATCCATCTTTAGTTTTAACAAAAGTAGATGCAATTCCCGCCGCCTTTTCCAATTTACGAATAATCATGTCCTTTGCATCTACAAGAAGGTTTTGCATATCAAATATTGTTACCAACTTGCTGGGGTGTGAACGAAATACTTTCATTAATCTATCCATGTTCTGTTGTTTGATTTCTTTGTTCTGAGGTCTTTTTGCCTTCTCCACATCTTTCTTTTTCTTATCGTAAACATAAGCAATCAATCCAGCAGTGTGCATTTTAGTATTAGTAATCTTTTCTCCAACTCTGACTTTGGTATTGTTGTATGTTTTTATCAGTATCTTGAGCTCTTCATCTTGAGTAATCATTCCTAAAAAGTTAGGATCTATCTTACGGAAAGTCTTACCTGCCTTTGATAGGATATTAGTTATATCAGCTGTTTCAGCTTTATTGAAATTGATTGTTCCTGATGTATCTTTATATTCTGCATCCGAGAACCATACACCAGAATTCTTGTTTAATCCTCTGAGATTAACATTAAATGAAGCAGACATATCTTCCATCGTTTTTCCACTATAAGTAGTGTGAAAGACAATTCCCATCGAAGAAGATAATATTTTACCTGCACTTTCAACTGGAACTGCATAAACAATAGTATTTGGTTGGAAAGTTATGTACTGCTTTCCTTCTATAGTTTCTTTTTTTAAGTCATCCCGAGTGAACATCATGTCACCTTGAATGACCTCTTTTATACCCAATTTTGACAGCTCAGTGAGTGCTACCTTGAGTTTTTGATTAAGACCAGTGTTCGGATGATTCCGATCAATGTCATCGTGGGAATAATTGATCTTCGCATTCTTATTGAACACTCCCTTGGTGCCCACAAAGAACTGACCATTTTCAGGGTTAATTCCTGCGAAGATGGCTGGACTATTATGTATTAGAATATATTTTTCGCCACATTTAATGTAAAAATTGCCCGTACCGGTACTAATATCATATTGTTTATATTTGGTAGTTAATTTTCGTACTTTCGTAACCCTCATTTATAAAAACCTCTCTTATTTTTATGGCTATAGGTAAAAAACTTTCATGGAGTGTATTTTGTTTTATACTATTAACATATCGTAAAACAAACCGTATATTATTTGTATCTGCCGCGTCTTCGACACTGACATTATTCAAATAACAAATGACTATCGGTATTTTATGGTCGACACTTCTTTTTCTTGGATCGTTGGGGTTTGTTTTTCCTGACACGTCCGCAAATTGTATACCAGTATATTCACAATACGATGGTTTTTCTTTTATCTTATCAACATATTTTTTAGTTTTTTTCTCTACCAATTTGTGATATTTCGAAAATGACTCATTCAAATATGTTATTTTTTTATATGGTATTTTATTTTGTGGTTTCCATCCACCATCCGGTGTCTGCCCCCAATTTTTAACACCATATCGTTCCATCATTATTTTTTCATTATTTAAAACTTTCATTTTCAAATAATTTTCACCATTCAACCCCTCATAAATTCCCTCTTTTTTTAATATATTTACTATTCTATTTCTACCAACAGCATCATTCACAATTTTCATTACAGCGGAAACAGAATATATGTCCTTATACAGTTGGATATATTTCTGTTCCATTTGTTTGGTTATTTTTATTTTATTCATATACTCTCCTCGTAAAATGTATTATATTTCTATTTATACAAATCGAGTATTTAAGATGGACTCCATCACACTTTACAGTTCCTTTATATCATCATTCTCATTCAATTCTATTGCCTTCACCCATCCCCTATTTGTGGTATATAATTCGTGATCTTCTGTTACTTTTATGCTCTCTCCATTTTCAAAAACAACCTCTACCCATTCTTTATTTCCATCTTTGGCATATCTATCAATTATCGGGGTTGATTTGTCTATTTTTATTTGTTCTTCCAAATTATTTCCAATCACAGATAATAATTTATCAGATTCGACAATTTCTCTAATTGTTTTATCACCATCATTCGTCAATACAACAGTATCTTCGTGGACACAACCATCCCACTTCACCGTCACATTAACACTGGATTTTACATTTCCAGCGAGCATATCTCTTAGGGACTGTAGGAAGTTAATTGCTCCCCGCGTTCCCACTATACCACTATTTAGAACCTCATCTTCTAAGTGCTCCATGTGGAGGTTTTTCTCTTCTGTGAGGAATCCGTTGAAACTAAGCATTAAAGCTTTCTCCAAAGTAAGGCTTCCGCATTTTTTAAATCTTTAACTCTGGCATCTTGTGAACCTGCAAAGGTTCCCTGTCCATATCTAATTTCAATAGTACATAACATTGATTCATCATTACCTTTTAGTCCTATTTCAGCAACAAAAAAAACACCTGAAACACCAGCAGACTTTTTAAAAGTAACATCCTTAACTTCTAATTCCCCTCTTAATTCAATACCAGATGGAACTCTATACACATATTTGTCAGTTGCATAGTAATAAGAACGTGTTGAATTCATATTTAATGCTTTAAGTATTTGATTACTTGAAGTCATTGTAGATTTTATTGCATTCAATACATTTTCAGCAGCAACATTTGCCATACCTTGATACAGTTTTTCAAGATCTTGATTACTTTTATTTGTTTGAAACCAATCACCAAAAACTCTCATCCATTTTTGAGCTTTCTGTAAAGTTTCTGGATTTAAAATATCAGCTTTATCTAAAATTTTAGATGAATTATCCCAAAATATTTCATACTTGTTTCCACCTGCATGCCTAATCTTATATTTGTCTTTGATTGGAATTAAAAAATCACCCTTCAATCGTCTTGTTGCATTAAGTACTCTAATGAAAACTTTCTTTTTAGCAAGAACAAACAAGTTAACATCTCTTTTTTCACCATGATACATCGTGTAATCATTTAATACATCTTGTGCTCCACCCTTTTTAAATCCCATTATTGTTTCGGGTTTTAAATTTGAAAGGGTGATTCCAGTTGATTTTGCTTTCATGGAAACACCCAAACTATCTGTTCCTAAGAAATCAATATCAGCGGGATTTGTATCTTCATCCTGTTTTCGTGCATCTTTTCCTATCCAACCGTACTTTTTAGGTAATTCACCTTCTTTTCTAATTAGTGGAATAATTTTATCTTTAGTGAGATCATAATATTTTTTAAACATCAGAGGAATATAATTTTGGTCATCAAATAACCATTTTTTAATAGCTGCCATGCAACTTTCAGCATTTTGAATTTTTGATAAATTAAAATAATCTTCAAATGTTTCTTCAGAAAATTCATCATCTAGTGGTTTTTTTTCACAAAATGCAAGGAGAGGGCCAAGTTCGGAGTTAAACTGAATTTCAGAAGATCTACCACCTTCTGTCAAAAAATTAAGATAATTTTCTGATAGCATCTCAACTAACTGCGGTAAATCGGAATTATCAATATATCTAGAAAATGTTTTCATTTTACTCCCTAAAAAAGTTATACTATCTCCGAATATTTATACTCAACCAACTCTTGGGGGCTCTGGCTCAAACTCTGATTCTGGTA